GATGAAGACCCGTGGCGTCCACCCACCGTTGAAGAAATGATGGCAGGGCTGGAACACGCGACCAAGCCGCAAGGCTGGAGATTGTAAAAAAAGACGCCCCCGAAGGGGCGTCCTAAGTTTAGGGTATGACTACAGTCCAAAGACCGTTGTCTTCCTGTTTGATTTCACCAGGCATCATGTAGCCGAAGTCGAATCCCGCGTCTTCAAGCCACTGGCCTTGTTCGTGTGCTAATTCAGCAACGAACTGTGCTTCATCTTTTGTCCGGTACGAGTACCAACTGACCTTGCAACCGTATTCAGTGCGGACAGGTTTGGGGTAGGTGGCGTTATACCATCTTGCAGGCATGTCGTGTCTCCCTATACTATGTCAAACAGCGTTTATTGCTTTAGAAGCAATAACTTATTATAACACACTTAACTCAAAAAGTCAATTTGCCTAAATAAGGCAATGAATTGACTTGTTTCTTGAGGGTCGAAATTTGGCTGAATCCTATACATATGACCGTGAGCCTACCAAAAAGGCTGATCGTGCGGCGTATTGGAATGATCAGATCAGGCGTGCGCGTAAGTTTGAAGAAACATGGCATGACCGCTGCTTCGACATCATAGATCGCTATAGGGATGACACGCCGGAGCGCACCACACGCGAAACGCGGATGAACATTTTTTACAGCAATGTAGATACACTGAAGTCGAGCCTGTATTTTAAGACGCCAAAACCGCGTGTGACACGCCGTTTTAAGGACCAAGACCCCATAGGGCGCATCATATCAACTGTCTTGCAACGCGGTTTGCAATATCAGCTTGACGTCTACAACTTTGATGCTGCCGTCAGGCGCGTGGTCGAGGACATGCTGATTGTCGGGCGCGGCGTCATGCGGATGGTCTACGAGCCGCTGCTGGTTGAAGGCGATCCAGAGCGTATCCCGCTGCAAGTCAATAATGTGATGGGTATTGGCGAGGTGGCACCGGGCCAGATGGGCGAGGTGCCAATCGGTCAGTCTTTTGTAGATCGCGAGGGCAACCAGGTTGATCAGAATATGGTCAAGATGGACCCTATGGGCGCGTTTATGGAAGGCGATCCGATTGAGTATATCGGTGAGCAGTCAATCAGGTGCGAATATGTACACTGGGCTGACTTCACCATGTCACCAGCCAGATCGTGGGAAGATGTGCATTGGATTGCCTTCAGGCACCTGATGACCCGCCAGGAACTGGTTGATTACTACGGGGCCAAGGGTGAGCAGATCGCGCTCACATACCACGGCGATACCAACAGCGGCTATGATGACAATCAGATGCCGGATATGGCTGAAGTCTATGAAATCTGGGATAAGCGCAGCCTGAAGCAGATATTCATAGCCACTGATTTTAGTGACATTCTGGAGGAATTTGAAGACCCGTATAATCTGGAGGGCTTCTGGCCTATGCCAGAGCCGCTATATGCCATCAGCACAACAGACACCACGCTGCCTGTGCCTGAGATCCTGACATACGAGGATCAGCTATTTGAACTTGATCTGATCACACAGCGGATAGCCAGCCTGACTGACGCGCTCAAAAGGCGCGGTGTGTATGACGCATCATTCCAAGAATTGCAGCGCCTGGCTGACGCATCAGACAATGAGTTTGTGCCGGTGGACAACATGGCCATGTTGCAGGCCGGTGGCGGCTTGCAGAACGTAATGCAGGAAGCGCCGCTGGACAATCTGATCAAGGCGCTGGCACAGCTTTATCAATCGCGCCAGATCGTTGTGCAGACGATCTATGAGATAACCGGCATCTCAGATATCATGCGCGGCCAGTCGGCCAGCCGTGAGACAGCCACAGCGCAGCGGATCAAGGGCCAGTTCGGGGCCATGCGCCTTGTCAACCGGCAGCGGCGGGTTGAGCAGTTCCTAGACCAGATCATGGAACTGAAGGCCGAATTGATGGTTGAAAACCTTGAGCCGTCACTGCTGTCACGCATTACCGGCATTGAGATACCGCCAGAGGCCGTCGCAGTCATGCGTGATGAGCGCCTGCGCTCTTACAGAATTTCTGTCGATACTGAGGAATCTGGTGCAATGGATAGCGCATCAGAGCAGCGCAGCCGGACGGAGTTTCTGACAGCCTCTGTGCAGTTCCTGCAAGCCATTGGTCCGATGGTGCAAAGCGGTGCTATCGGCTTTGACCAGGCTAAGCAAATGCTGCTGTTTGCAGCACGGGCATTCCCTGGCGCACGCGATCTTGAAGAAAGCCTAGAGAGCATCCAGGCACCGCAGGCAGGGCCAAGCCCGACAGACAAGCTGGTAGAGGTTGAAGCCGCCAAGGTGCAGGCGCAGACACAGCAGGCAGCAGCAGACGCACAAGTTAAAGTTGCACGCCTTGAACTTGACCAGCAGAAGGCAGCACAGGACGCAGCATTCAAGCAGCAAAAGCTGGAGATTGACGCCGCCAAAGTGGTGACAAACGGATGAAGAACACCGAAGCAGTCGGCAAGATGACCTTTCTAATGGGTCAGAGTGAGGCGCACTGCAAATGGACTGTTGACGACATCCACCGCCTGATTCTGCCGCCTATAGCCTTGCAGCAGTTCCGCATCTGGGAAGCCGACAGCCACCCTGTTGGTTTTGTCACCTGGGCAATGCTGAGTGATGACGCACAGCAAGGCTATTGGGACGGCACCAGGCTGTTGCAGCCAGATGATTGGCAGGCTGGTGAAAACCTGTGGCTGATTGATTTTATCGCGCCATATGGCGGCGTGCGGCAGATGGTAAGAGAAGGCCGAAACCATCTGCGTTCAATATTTGGCCAGGGCGTCATGGGACGCGCTAACCGTATATCTAGGGGCAAGGGATGGTTCGCAGTTACTTGATTGAAAACCGCATCTGCCGTCAGGGCGATGGCGGTAGCAGTGGGAGCGATGACTCATTTACTGTCACTGCCGGTCAGGACAATGTTGATCGCAACGACCCGCGTGCGATGCGTGCGCGTGAGCAGGCGTTGCAAGACCAAGTAATTCGTCGCACCCGTCCTGATTTGGATGTCGGCAGTCCACAGGCAAGGGATGCTTTTGCAAACCTTGTAAGCAACCCGTCACCTGGAATAGCTGCTCAAGTTGCAGAAGTACAAAGCGCAGAGCGTGCTGCCGCAGAACGCCAAGCACGCGGCCCTGTTCTTCCAGCCCCTGTTGTCGCTGCAACTACACCAGTAAATGACAGCGCTGAAATGGCACGACAGCTTATTGAAAACGCTGCCAATGAATCCATTGCCAGCGGCATTGATCGTGAAATCCTCGACAGCGTGCCTGGTGCTGCTGGACGAAATGACGTTGAAAGCGGCTTTTTTGCTGACGCTTATGAAGACCTGTATGGCGGCACAGCACCAGGTACGGGTATTGGTACGCTTTTGGGTTCTGGGCCTTTAGCTGCGTTGACCAACCAGCCAGACCCCGCTGATGCGGCTGCATTTAACATTGGCCAATTGCAACGAATGGTTGGGCAGACAGGCACCGGCACGATTGATCCGAATACTGGGGCAGTGACGGGCGTGCAAGCTGGCCCAGGCACACTGAGCATGAACAGCTTTGGTGGCGTCGTTTACAGCGGCGTGAATGATCCAAACTATGAGGGGCCGTTTGCTAACCTAGTGCGCGGCACTGCTGGTCAGAACGGCGCAGGCGGCGATGACAATGGGTCAAGTGGCCAGCCAATGAACCAACCACCGCCAGCCGTTGACCCAGGGACCACCACGCCAGAACAGATTGATGATCTGGCAATCAATTATCTGCGGAACCCGTATTACCTCTATGGCGGCGCAGGCAACCTGTTCCAGCCCTACGGCTATGCGCCTGGCACAATGGTCGATCTGCTGCAAACGCGCGGCATGACCATGCCTGACCAGGCTGCACCAAATCTAAACCTGTTTGGCAACCCTAGAGATTTTGCATGATTGAAATTGATATGGATCGCGCTGACCAAGCCTTTCAGGCGCTGTCAGAGCAAGAAAAAGAAATCATCCGCGAGGCGCTAGATAGCCCTTTGGCTGGCGTGATGAACAAAATATTCCCAGAAATCATGCAGGCCATTGGCACCTTTAACAAGCCGCGCCGCAAGATGGATGCACAGATGCGCCAGATGGCGGCAGGGATGCTGATGCGATGACCACATATGTATACCGGGACGGCAAGATCGTCCCCAAAGAAAGCGCCGCCCCCAAGGGCGGCGTTTCCATTATGAGGGACATTGAGCCTTACCAAAACATGAAGGATCGTGGCTGGATCACCAGCCGTTCACAGCACCGCGAGTTCCTGCGGCGCAACAACTTTGTCGAAGTCGGCAACGAGCAAAACCACTTACTTAGTTAAAGGACAGAACAAATGCAGCTTGATAGCACTCCTGAAGTTGAGGCAACGACCCCAGCAGCGGAGCCAGCAAGGCCCGAAACCGTAGCCGAAACACTGGCAAAAACACTTCAGTCATTTAAAGGTGAAGCCGAAGAGGCGCAACCAGAAGAAGAGTCTGAAACGCTACCAGAGGCACCGGCCCCTGATGTCCAGACTGATGAGCTTGAAGATGATGCTGATGAAGGTGAAGAGCCAGATGAGGCAGAAGCTGAAGAAGAATTAGAGGCTGAAGAACCAGAGGCGCTGGCCGCGCCTAACCATTGGCCAAAAGATTTTGCCGGAAAGTTTGAAGCGCTTGAGCCTGCTGCACAGCATATGTTCATGGAGCGCTATAAAGATTTAGAAGGCGACTATACAAAGAAAACGCAAGCCTTGGCGCAGTATAGAAAGCGACAGGAAGCGTTTGATGAAATCATGCAGCCGCACAAAGCAGACTTTGAGCGTGCTGGTATGGATGAGGTGGCAGCGGTCAGACAACTGCTTGCTGCCCATGACTATCTGCGTAAAGACCCTCAAAACGCTATCAACTGGCTTGCAAACCAGTATGGCGTGGATGTGGGTGCAGTCGGCAACGACCCAGCACTAGAGGATGAATATGCAGACCCGCAAGTGAAGCAGTTGCAGCAACAAGTTGCCCAGCTAACCGGCTTCATACAGAATCAACAGACACAGCAGCAAAGCCAGGTACAGGCCAGCACGCAGTCTTTGATTGACCAATTCGCAGCAGAAACTGATGCAAACGGCAATCCAAAGCACCCGCATTTTGAAAGAGTGCGCGGCGTCATGGGAACGCTAATCAGTTCTGAAAATGCCAAAGACTTGAACAGCGCGTATGAGATGGCGGTGTATGCCGATCCAGAACTGCGCCAAGAGCAAGTCAAGGCAATGGCCGCAGCACAGTCGCAAGACGAGGTAAAAACCGAAGCGGTCAAGAAAGCGAAGAAAGCAGCCAGGTCAAAAGTCAGAGGCAGTGCAACACCAGCCGCTCCAGCGCTACCAGCCAATGCGTCTATTCGTGACACAATCAATGCGTCAATCCGACAACTGGAAAATGGAAGGAGCTAGCCAATGGCCAGCCCGAATCTTTCAGAAATCGTCACGACCACGCTACGCAATCGTAGCCGGACGCTTTCTGACAACGTGAGCAACCACAACGCACTGTTGCGGCGCTTGCGCGAAAACGGCAATCAAACGTCTGTAACAGGACGCGATATTGTCCGTGAACTTGAGTATGCCGACAATGGGACTGTGCAGTTCTATTCAGGCTATGAGACACTCGATGTCTCACCATCAGACGTTCTGTCTGCTGCCGTCTTTGACTATAAGCAGCTTGCCGGTAACGTCACCATCTCTGGCCTAGAGCAAGTCAAAAACTCTGGCACAGAGGCCATCATCAATCTGCTTGAGGCACGCATCAACGTGCTTGAAAAGTCAATGATGAATAGCTTGAGCACCAGCATCTACTCCGATGGAACCTCGAGCAGCGGCAAAGAGATTGGTGGCCTTCAGCTTATCGTGGCTGATGCAGGCACCGGAACAGTAGGTGGCATCAATTCAAGCACTTTCACCTTCTGGCAAAACGTACAAACCACTGCAACGTCAAGCGCGTTCAGCACCACAAACGTCCAAGCAGATATGAACAACATCTATTTGCAACTGGTTCGTGGCGCTGACAGCCCTGACCTTGTGATGGCTGGCACCAATGCCTACAAGGCGTTTCTGGGTAGCCTTCAGGCCATCCAGCGCATCACCAGCGATGATCTGGCTAACTCTGGTTTCACCAGTGTCCAGTATCTGAACAGCGATGTGGTGTTTGATTCATCTTGTAACACTGACCGGATGTATTTCCTGAACACAGACTATCTGCGTCTGGAAGTTGCTGCATCCCGTGACTTTGTTCCAGGTGAAGCAAAAATGTCCGTTAACCAAGACGCAATGGTGACGCCAATGTTCTGGTCAGGAAATCTGACCTGTTCAAACCGCGCTCTCCAAGGCGTGATTCACACTTAAAGGAAGGAGAACTGTTATGACTATTGCAGCAGTAATGGGGATTGACCCCACAGCAGTTGCTGACACTCCTGAGTTTCAGTTGGGTCAGCTTGGTGCCATCGTTGACGACACCAGCGGCACGCGCATCTACAAATATGTCCAGTATGACACTGGCAGTGGAAGCGTGGCAGCAGTTAGCGGTAACGCCGCATATTACTACACCTTAGATGGCTACAAGCTGTTCAAGGTTACGTCTGATCTGTCCGACTCTATTGAGATCGGTGCAGGCATTCTGCAATCAGCGCCGACTGACGGCCAGTATTGCTGGGTGCAGATCAAGGGCATGGCGACCATGAACGCAGCCCTGACAGCAGGCGCTGACGGTGATCCGCTGACGCCAACTGGTTCAGCAGACGGCAAGCTAGATGTTTCAGCAGATGTGACAGACAACGTCTGTGCCATTGCTGGCGACATCAGCGACAAGGAAATCATCTGCGATTTCCCAATGTAAAACCACGGGGGCGGGGCAACTCGCCCCCTTTTTCTATGCAATCGGGAGGATTGATATGAGCGAAAAGGGCATCTTTTTCGAGCGGGAACTTAACGGCCAAAAGCGTGACTTTTGCCGGATTGAAATTGCAGGCGTGCGGGACATCTGGGAAGGACCAGCGCGGCCAGAAGATTTGCAGCGCTTTCCTGCCGAATGGAAGGCGTACAAGGGCAAAAAGAAAAAGCCGCGCACCAAAGGCACCGGCCTAGCAGAACTTCCAGGCATGACAGAGCCACGCCGGACTGAACTTGAATTGCACGACATTGAAACGATTGAAGCACTGGCAGCAGCAGAAGAGACAACGCTACGCGGTATTGGTGAGCCTTATGTTGAACTTGCCAAGATTGCCACGCTGCAAGTCGAAGCGACAAAGCAAAAAGACGACCTAGTGGTTGAGGTGGCTGTAGCGGCCCAGACCTTGGCAGAAGAGGTGAAACATGAGCCTGCTGACGATAGCGCAAGCAGTAGCTGACTTTACGGGTTTTGAACGTCCGACAACTGTTGTTGGCAACACAGACCCCATTGCACGTCAGCTATTTGCCTTCATCAACCGTGAGGGCAAGCAACTGATGCGCTCAAACAACTGGCCCATTTTGACCAAGGAACACACCTTTAATACGGTCAATGGCACACAGAGTTATGATCTGCCGACTGACTATGATCGTTCTGTTGGCAGCACCATGTACAACCGCACCGATCTGGATCAAATGGTCGGGCCTATCACGCCGCAACAATTCCAGAAAGACAGGCACGGCACTGCATCTGCTGGCATCACGCAAAAGTTCCGTTTCAAGCCATCAAGCAATGTCCTGAAGTTTGACATCACCCCCACACCAACATCAGCCGAATCTATTGGCTTTGAGTATGTCAGCAGTCACTGGAATCAATCCAGCGGCGGCACCTCACAGGCTGCTATGGCGGCAGATACAGATGTCGGCATTCTTGATGAAACACTGATTGAGATGGGCGTCACCTGGCGGTTCAAGCAGAACCACGGGCTGACATATGATGAAGATTTCAGGCAGTACCAGCTTGAACTGCGCCAAGCCATCAGCCGTGCAGGCGGTGCGCCGGTCATCAGTCTGGATGACGCCAGACGCCTACTGGTCAGCCCTTATTCTTACAATTTGCCTGATAGTGGATACGGGGCCGTTTGATGCTGCAAGCGCTGCCGACATCAAGAGGCTACCGCGTCAAGGCGGTTAGCGTGCCAGCCCCTGTGGGCGGCCTAAACAGTCGTGACAGTATTGATGCAATGGCACCAACGGACGCGCTGATCATGTCCAACTTTTTCCCAACTGTGGAGAAAGTGACCTTACGGGACGGCTTCACCAGCTTTTGTACAGGGATCGGCACCGGCAATGTTGAAACACTGGTGGAACACAATGCTGGCGCAAACCGGCAGCTTTTGGCAATCGGTAGCAACGGCACGCTGTACCAGATCGACAGCGGGACAGCCGTCAGCAAGAAAACCGGCCTTGCAAACGGCAGGGCAGAAAGCATTGAGTTTAACAACAACACCATCTTTGTGCCGTCAGGGGCGAACGTGCCTTTTAGCTGGGACGGGTCGAGCGCCAGCGATCTGTCGATCACGCTGTCTGATTCAGTCAACGCAAACACGCTGACCGGCGTTCACGCGCACAAGAACCGCGTCTATTACTGGACTGGCACCAGCCAGAACTTCTACCACAGCGCCACTGTGGACACCTTTACCGGCAATTTTACCAAGTTCCCGGTTGGTCTGGTCGGCACATTCGGCGGCAACATCATCATGATTAACACGCTTACCATTGATGGCGGTGAGGGCGTTGACGACCTTCTGTGCATTATAATGACCAGTGGCGAGGTGCTGCTGTATTCAGGATCAAACCCTGCTAGTGATTTCGCCCTTGTCGGTACGTTCCGCATTGCAGAGCCGATCAATGAAAAACGCGCCATCGCCAAGCTGGGCGGCGATGTCGTCGTGATGACCAAAGAAGGCTATTTGCCTTTGAGCCAGGTCGTACGACAGGACATCGTGGGCAACAAGGCAGCAGCCATATCAGAAAAGATACGCGGAACCGTTATCAGCCAGGTGAAAGCCACAGGCACAACTACTGGTTGGCAAATATTTGTAAGCCCAGACGGCGACAAAGTGATTTTTAATTATCCGACTGGTGACACTGATCCATTCAACCAGCATGTGTTTAACCCTATTATTCGGGCATGGTGCATCTTTGAAAACATGCCTGCCCATGTGTGGGGTCAGTTCAACGGCGATACGTTTTTCGGCAGCGCGTCTGGCGTTGTTTTTAAGGTGGGCGGTGATGCTGATAATGGCTCAGACATTACTGGTGATTTGGCTACGGCTTACAACTATTTCGGCGACAGAGGCGGTGTAAAGCGCTTCAGCAGCGTGCAGCCAATACTGGATGGCGAAACCACAATCGATTTTTCTTTCGGCGTGGGCGTTGATTTGGGATCGCCTCGTGCCATTGAAGTGACCGAAGTTTCATTTGCCTCAAACCTCGCTGCTTGGGATGTGGCCACTTGGGACAATTTTTTCTGGGCTGATACCACGGGCGCTGGCGTGACCAAGCGGCGAAAAGCGGTCAACCGGCTAGGCTACTCAAGTGCATTGCGGATTAAGGTTGCAACCAGCACGCAAACAATCTCGTTTATTAGCGCTCACTACACATTTGCACCAGGAGGGCCACTGTAATGGCATTTTCCGGCGGTACGTTTTCACGCACATTTGATTGCACGACTGATCGTGACAATGGCGTCAAAATCCTTGCATCCAAGTTCGACACAGAACTAGACGGGTTTGCAACTGGCCTTACCACGACCATCCTCAAAGACGGCACGCAGACATGCACGGCTGCAATCCCGTTTGCTCAAGGCATTACCCTGCCTGACAACAAGACCATTGTCCTTGGCACAAACAGTGACATCACAATCCAATATGATGAAACGACGAATGACAGCCTAGAGATTGCAGCCAATGTAGAGGGCGCAGCACTTGGCATCGTGCTGAAGGCTGACCAAGGCGATGACAACGCAGACCAGCACAAGGTCAGCATTGCTGACGGCGGCACACTGACGCTTGGCAGCAAGATCAGCGGCAGCTTTGTCAGCTATCTAACTCACACGCCCAACGCCACAGTCGCAGACAGCACAACGGCTGTTGCAGGCAATCTGACTGTCGGTGGTGATCTGACGTTAGGGTCAGGCGCTGTCATTAGTGAGGCTGAACTAGAGGCCATTGACGGCGTTACAGCAGGCACTGTGACGGCATCCAAGGCTGTCATCGTAGACAGTAACAAGGACATTGCCAGCTTCCGCAATGTGACGCTGACCGGCGAA